CTTTTCTTTCTTGTAAATATTTTATCATCTCTCTAAATTTTTCTCATAGTTGAAAACCGAGTGAGCCCGTTTGACAACTATCTTTTCTCTCTCCCGGTATACCGAACAACCAGCGAAGCTGTAAAGACATTGAGCCGTCTAGGTATATCTTTTTCCTTTCCTCTTTTCTTGTCAGTTCTTGAAATCCACCGTAACTCTTCATGGTTGCCTATGGCGTTAGAGATACGTTCTCACCCAGAATCAATGTATGTGCAACTAGATGTAGTAGGCGTGTGGCGCCCTGATAGAACGCCCTTCTTTAGGTTTCGACCAGACTTTTGGTGGCCTACCCGGATTTATCCGGGATTCTTTCTTTCCATATTCATTTCCCTATCCTTTCTCTTTAACTTAAGGGAGTCTAGAGATTTCATCCCTCTATTCTCACAAAATACCCAAAAACACAACCCCCCCTCCTTAGCTGGAACCCTTTTAAAATGACGAGTTCTAATAACCAACGTCGATCTTGCTCACCAGCTACCCGCTCACACACAACACACCGCGATCACATTCGAAATTTTCTTAACAAACCACGGCCCAATTTCGAAGATACCATCACAGACGAAATGATCGCACAATTCAAACGTTCTTGTTTCTATGCGGCCCCCTTACACCAAGAACGTTCCTGGCGTGTGCCATGTCCTACAGGCACACCGTGTACGCACGTAGCCCCTGATATCATTCCGTTCGATCTCCCTTTTCTTTGTGAACGGTTTGTGGGCGGTCCTTCTTCTTCCCGACGCATTTACGTACAAAAACACCGCTCTCATCATAAACTTTTTCTCTCTCGTCTTGCTAAGCGTGCCCGCTGTTTCCTCCGTGCCCTCTCTCGCTGCTGCATGCCTTTCTCTCAACAAATGCAGCTTCTTAATCTTGTCGGAGACTACCTCGAAAATCACGCTTCCACTCTTGCATTTCCCATCTCTCTTCGTCCCTGGCTTATTCGTCGACACCATCCTTACCGTTTCAGTCCCTCCCGTAAGTCTACCATTCCTCTTCATATTTTTGTACAATATTATCTTCGTGTCTTCTTGGAGGAATTTGACGCTCTTAACTGGAACGCTCACATTGCATTTTATGTCGATTCTCAGGAAGTTGGTAAGCCAGTTTCTCTTTCAGATGTCACAGAATTTTTACTCCTGTGGGATCGTGCGCATTTACCTTTTACACTTGACACTTTTACTCACCCCCGTGTTCGATCTCAAATGAATGCCCCTGACTTTATGAAAGACGTGAAGAAGCGAACCAAACAACCCCGACAGTTCGCCAAGCTAGATCAGGCAACAAGGCAGGCTCAGAAACGAGCTTCAGTCAAGATCAACAAGGCCCGACTTTTGAAACTCCAAGCTTCATGTAACGATGTTGTAGGCTTGGAATCTCAAGTTGGACCCAGTTCTGAGAATGAAACTGAAGCTAAGACGATCGTCGAAAGCGTTGCTCCACTTATTGATCTTTCCGAAGAGCAACTCAATGATGCGTTTAATCAAATGCATCAAGACAGTGAAGCACCGTTTGAGGACGCTCAGGAGCCAACAGCCGAGGATGTGCCAGGCTTATTAGCCAAACTCTATGGCTTTTTGACTAAGGCTAAGACTGGTGTTACGGACACCGCCGAATGGCTAGCCAATAACGTAATTTCGATTCAAGATTTCTTGACGAAATTATGGGAAGCTGTCTCTAAGGGCTTTGGAATTTTGCATGGTACGTTGAAATGGTTTCAAGACCAAGAAGACGTACTATACATTCCAAAGCTCGTAGTGCTTTTCCTAATCTACGTTGTTGGATACTCAGTCGGCTGTTCTACCATCGCCCGCCTCGTAGCTGCCATCTATGCTACCTTTGTCTTCACTGGCCCCATGAAGTGGATTCCTTCTCTTCTCGCTCTCGCCACTTCTACTTCTGACCGCCTCGTTTCTCAATCTTCTGACTGCATCTCTGACTCTCTTGTTACCACTTCTGTCTCTCTTCTTGCCGCTTCTCTCTTTGGCAAGCTTTCTTCTCTTAGTGGTATTGACCGGCGCTCTGGTTTCTTTGCGACAATGGACAGCATCTCTCGTGGCTTGAACGGCATGCAAAACGTTGGTGAAAAACTGACGATGCTGTTTAAGAAGGCTGTTGGAGCCTTTGGTTTGGAACAGTATGGCTTTGCTCCCGATCTCGAGTCGGCCTTTCCGCAGGACTTTGAAGAACTTATGCAAGATGTTCAGCACTTTTCTGATGCATCTATTGTTAGGAACTTCAATAACTCTCCTGTGGATTGCCGACGCGCTGAAAAGATGCGCGCGAACTTGCTAGTTCAACAAAGCAAGTATGCGAAATCAGCAGCCCTCCGTAATAAGCTATCAGCTTTTTCTCCATTCATTCACAAGGTTGCTGATATTGCTGCTCTTCGAGATCCATGCCATCGAAAGATTCGTACTGAGCCAGTTTGCGTGTTCCTATACGGTGCACCCGGTGTTGGAAAATCAGTTGCTTTGAACATGATTGGTACGGCCGTGCTTACTAAGCAAGGCTTTATCAGAGAAGGCGCCACAGCTGGCGAAGTCTCGAAGGCCCTTACAGAAAACTTCTACGTTAGAAATAGCGATGAGGATTTCTGGAACGGTTATCACAATCAGTTCATAGCAGCAGAAGATGACGCCCTGCAAACTAAGGATTCGGAAGCTAATCCATCCAAACATCCAGGGGAATTCATTAAAATCTCTAACTCTTTCCCGTTTCCCCTGAACATGGCTGAACTTCAAGATAAAGGCACCACGCATTTCCAATCACCTCTCTACCTCGCCACCACCAACCTCGCCATCCTTAAGCCTCCCTCCATCACCTCTCATGAGGCTTATCTCCGACGCATCACTCTTCCTCTGTGCGTATTTGTCAAACCGGAAAAGCAAGATAAAAATGGACGACCTAAGAAGAATCCCGCCAACCCGGGATATGACTTGGATGTCTATGACTTTTTCTACCATGATTTTGCCACTGGTAAGACAGATAACTTGGACGAGAAAACAAAGAAATATTCGTCTGAGAAGGCTTTGTCTTTGAAGGAGGTTTGTGATGTCATCAACAAAATGTTGGAGAAAAAGAAGGATGAAACTGCCATGTTGGAAGAAGCCTGCGCCCGCTTTTCTACTCTCTTTTATTCGCAGGCAGGAGGCAGAGTGCTCATTAGTGCTGCTGATCTTACTTTTGAGATTTCGGCTGAAGCTAAACAAATGCTAGACAACTATGTCCATTGCAGCACACCGCCCGCTGCGGTGTGCAACGCAATGGCGTTGTGGGTAAACGATCACCCTGGCGATTCTTTTTATGATCTGCAGAGCTACTACATTGCAAAACGCAGTGGCAAGCAGATCCTCGCCGTCGATTTCGACCGACAACAGCATTTGAACCTTCTCACCCGAGCCCGAAAGTGGATGGCAGAAACGAGGGATACGTTTAAGAAATGGCTTTCTAATATCAATTGGAAGCAAGTTCTTACTTTCCTCGGCTATGCCACCACTCTCGCGACCGTCTCTACGTTTGCTGGACAATTTGTTTACAATGCTTCTCAGAAGATAATGGCCCCTAAAGCCCAAAACGAAATTCAGCAAGCTTTTGACGTCGAAGCAAGAGATCGCGGCATTTTCCGAACATCGGCCGCTCGAGCACATGCATTTACCTCTGGTCAACACCATATTCCCTTCCGCTATGACCAGCCCACTCCTTTCTCTTGGTTTTCTCCTAAAACCAACTTTGCTGCATTTTCCGATGAGATACAAGCGGAAGCCTTCGAAGCTGCAATGAGCCACTTTACGCTTCAATACGGAGATAAATCTTTTCTTTCTCAATTCTCCAGTTCTGATTTTGAGCCCATCACCTATGGACTCACCTGGCTCACCCCGGCCGCTCTTTCCAAATTCAACACCTTGTCGGCAGAGCACATCGCGATTTACCGCGAGCTGCTCAAACAGTGGAACGCAGACCCCGAGCAACTGCTTTCCATGTCTGGTAAATCCAGAAATAAAACCCGATCTCAACCGGGTGCTCGAAAATTGCCCCAACCTCTGTCACGAACTATGAACTCTCAAATCGGCAACAAGAACGCTGATGAAGTACTCGATAAAGTGCAACGCAACCAGGCCGTCCTTTGGTCTGGCAAAGCAAACAGCAACTTGCTGTTTTTCAAAGAACGCAAATTTGTGTTCAATTACCACGCTTATCGAATCTTCCAAGAGCAAACGAAAGCCCACCCTTTTGTCACTCTGATGTTTGGTTGTGCCGATGTCGGCACCCAAATTAAGTTTGATGAAATTGTGTGGACTAAAGTTGCGGAGAAAAACTCTGATGTCATTATTGGAGAATTTCCCCGCCACGTTTGCAAAGAGTTCAAGAATATCATCCACGCGTTTATCACTCAGGATGATATCGACAGACTGCGTTACAAGCAGGCAATTATGTCCATTCCCGGCCCGAATGGATTTTCGTTGAGAACAGGCCAAGTCAAGTCTTTGGTGACTGAAGACATTGACGATCCCTTGGGATCATATCGCACCTACGGCGTGCAAGTGGCTATTACCTCCCGCAAGGGGGATTGTGGTTCACCGTACATGTTGGATTCGTCCGACAGCCGTCGCATTTTCGCGATACATACCGCTGGCAATGAGTCGCTTGTCAAGTCAGTGGGTTCCTTAGTCACACAAGAGATGCTCTCATCAACATCTCAATCTGGCGAAGTTTCGCTTTTGCACGGAAACGTGCTCGATTTGGGTCATCTTCCACCTGTATTCGCGAACACTAAATCTCAAATTGTGCCAACTGCAATTTTCGAGGAAGTGGTCGAGACTACTATGGCCCCAGCGAAACTAGCCAGATTTGACATGCCTGACGGACCTATGGCGAAAGCCATTTCGAAGCAATTCGGACCAGTCTATCATGTCGATGAATCAACGTTGCATTATGCCACTCGCAATTATATGGCAATGTTGAATCAGTGCGCTCCACCTGAGGAGATGGGCGTACTGTCCTTCCGCCGAGCGACTCGCGGCGACGAAGGAAGCGATTACATAAGACCTATTAATCGCATGAGATCAGCAGGTTATCCCTTTGTCCTGCAAACCAAGCAAAAAGGAAAAACTCAGTGGTTCACCGAAGACTGGGTCCCAAATGAGCATACCAAAGAGCTCGAAAAACACATCGCGCATCAGATCTCGCGCATGGAAGTTGGAGAGGTTCAACAATATGTGTTTCTCGACACTCTCAAGGATGAAACTCGACCGATTGCAAAAGTTCTTGAAGGAAAGACTCGCGTTTTTGCTGCTGCTCCAATGGACTTCATTATCGTTTTCAGGATGTATTTCCTAACTTTTCTCGCCCACATGATGAGAAATCGAATCGACAATGAAAGTGCTGTTGGAATAAGAACACAATCGGAAGAGTGGACTCTTCTCTATCAAAGGCTCATTACCCATGGACCCAGAGTGATTGCTGGCGACTTCTCGAATTACGACGGAAGCCTCAACCCCCGCATACTGTGGGCAGTATTTGACATCATCGAGCATTTTTATGCATTGGCGGGTGCTACCGAACAAGAACAAACAGTTCGGCGGTGCCTTTGGTCAAATATTGTTAACAGTCAACACCTTTGCGGAGATGTTTTCTACCAGCTCAATCACTCTCAACCCTCCGGAAACCCATCCACAGCCATCCTCAATTCTATGTACAATTCCATTGCTTGTCGCTATGTCTTCTACAGACTTTACACACCATCAACAGACTTTAACGAGTATGTTACGATGATTGCGTATGGCGACGACAATGTTCTGAATGTGTCTGCTCTCGCTCCACTTTTCAATCAGGAGAATATGGCGCAAATCTTTTCAGAATTTGGAATGACGTACACGGATGAGGACAAGACTGGATCGCTCGGTGATAAGACCATCTCTGAGGTGAGCTTCCTGAAAAGGAAGTTTGCCTATGACGAGGAGATGCGATTTTGTTACGCTCCGCTAACTTTGGCTTCTATTTTGGAGTGCTTCAATTGGACTAAGAAGTCTGACTCTGAGTTGGACATTATTATCCAAAATGCAAATTCGGCGTATGTCGAATTATCTATGCACCCCAAGGAAGTCTTTGATAAGTGGAGCCGCAGAATTGCGTCCGCGATAAGGAAAGGTTACAACCATCAAAACTTTCCTATCACTGACTGGTCCGGATATAGGATGGAGATCCGGTGTGGGTTCGCGATTGATAACATCGCTGAGCTTGATTGGTCCTAAACCACTGAGGACCCCCCAATGATTACCATTGTAACAGCTAGCATAGCAATGGTTATGAGGGTGTGGTGAGCTATTTAGCTCGGCGAAGCCACGGAAGCAGCCCTTCCAAATTCGCGCAAAGCAAGTTCCAACGGATTAGCAGGTCCTAAAGAACTCATACACACTGCTGCAAACAACACAAACAACACAAACACAAACACTAACACACAACTTGAAGATAATATTGCCGCCCTTGATGGAACTAACCAGCTCGAAACTACTGATACAGTGGGTTTCTCTGATGCTGGTTTCGTCACGTCTCTGGAAGGTAACGAGCAATCCTTTTTAGGTGAGCTCTCTCGTATCCTTCCGGACACTACTGACAAGTCAATCTCTGAGATTATGGGTCGTTGGGACATTCGTGGTTCCTACGATCTAATGACGAGTGGAGCTGGCGATCAGGGAGTTTTCTCTGTTCAAAATAACATCACCAACATGTGGGCCTACCACAAGCTGGACGGTTTCCTTGGTTTCACTGCCTCATTTGGCATGAAGCTTGTTTGGAACACACCACCAGTTTACCAAGGAGCCTACATCTTGGCTTACGTCCCACCGGGCGTGCCAGTTCCCTCCATTACAGGTGCTACACCAGCATCTAATGCTCTCGGAGAACTCATGTTCTTGACAGGATGTCAGCATGTTATCTTCAACCTTGCGGAATCGACTAGTGCGGAACTCATTGTTCCTTACGTCGGGCCAAACACCTTTATTCCAGTTTCAGGCAAAACCTTTTCTGGAATTCCGTTGCTGGGCCACTTTGTGGTTCGACCTATCAGCAACGCCCGCTCGGCCACTACGATTTCCACTCTTCCATACACAGCATATGTCTGCCTTAAAGATCTTAAGACATACGGCGCACGAGCCCATAACGCAGAGCTCGATTCGTCCATGACTTACGGTGTTCTCTTTTCCCAATCCGGCTTTGCAGCTGGAGCAGAAGCAGTTAAGAAAAGCAAGCTTATCTCTACAACTGCTGGATCGATTTCTTCGTTCCTCGGAAAAGCAGGAAAATATATTCCTGATAGCATCGTTCCTAGTGGACTTATTGACTCTGCAGCTTGGGCCACCGGCGGTGTCTCTAAAATTGCAGACCTCCTTGGCTGGGCCAAACCATCGGCCGTCAAAGCTTTGGAGCCTGTGTGTCAGTTGCCTTACGCCGATATTTCGACGGCTGACGCAACTTTTGCTTGTGCCAAGTTCGCAATGAACAACGATGCAGGCATTGGAAGAATGGATTTGAGTGGACGAGGCGTGGATGAGATGCAAATCTCTGAAGTGTTGGCCCGCCCTAATCTTTTCCCTGTCGACAATCTTCCCGTCTTCGCGTGGACTTCTTCACAAGCCCACGGCACTAAACTTTTTGAGAAGAACATTACCCCCACCTCCTTTCATTATCAACCCTCTGGAACAACTTTTGGGTACAATACGCAAATGTCTTATGTTGCGACAATGTTTGGCAGGTGGCGAGGCTCTGTTAATCTCAGGTTTATGCCTATTTGTACGAAGTTTCACTCTGGCAGATTGAGAGCTGTGTTTGTACCATGGGGTTCACTGGATGAAAGCGCTAACAACGTTGCTTATTCCTATACTCATATCATTGATATTCGAGATTCGGCCTCTTGGGATCTTACGATTCCTTACATGGCCCAAACCCCATGGTTAGACACCACTCAATACTCGGGCAAGCTGGTGATTTACGTCGACGTTCCGCTGGTTGCATCTAGCGGAGCTGTTGACAATATCGATATCGCCTCTTTCGTCTCTGGCGGACCCACCATTGAGTTCGCCATTCCAGGCCAATATGAGTTGCAAAACCCATATTTCGTCCCTGGCACCCTTTCCTTGCAATCACAGGCTGGAATTGGATCTTTTACTGAAGAAAGATCTATTCCTATCCCAATGGCTCCAGATATGGATACTGATTCGGTCTTAGCACACAACATGGCTATGGGCGATCCGGTTAGGTCATTGAGAGCTCTGTGTAAGAAGTTTTGGGTGTCTCGGAGTCCAGTTTGGAATTCCACCTCTCAAATTGGACAGATGCCTGTCCCGCTGATTCCTCATGCGGGACGAGACGTTGGTGATATCGACATGATTTCAACTGTGGCTGGTCTTTTCGCGTTTTGGCGTGGTGGTACTCGCATTTATGCGCAGAACTACTACCCTGTTCGCGTTTCCAGTCAAACAGTGAATCCAGCAATTGTGCCCCTTGCGACTCCAAATGGACAGTACCAATCTGTTGTTGACTACTCAACGGTCAGCACTTTTGTGCCTGTCGGTATGATGGAGCCTGTCAAAGTGGAACTTCCGTACAACTTTGAATCCGTATGCCGGAATACCTTTATTCCTGGTACAGTTGACGAGCGTGTTCTTGCGCTCTCACTTGATTACTACCTTGGTAGTGTCGGATGTGTGATTCAAAGAGCTATGGCGGATGATTTCGACATGGGAACATTGATTGGAGCACCGCTCACAGGTCGATTCCCATAAGCACACACACACACACAAACCTTTGCGTGAAATAGCCTTAATTGGTGAGATAGCGCATCGTAATACACAAACACACAAATCGCGTGATGTAACCTTAATTGGTGAGATAGCGCGTCGATGAAGTTGCCTTAATTGGCC